GAATCACTCCGTCCCGACCATATTTTCTGAGTAAAATCAGTCAGTTAAGCCGATCAGATAGATCGGCTTTTTTGTGCCTGCGCAAAACCCGCGCAAAACTGGCGCAAAACTACCCGGTGATTTCACTGATATTCAGGTCCGGAATTGCTTCGGACCAGATGATTTCATCGTGGTCCCGCTGGTAGTTTTTGGTCATGCCCTCGCTCGCATGGCCTGCAATTTTCTGCCCGTCCTTACCGGCTCTCTTGTACAGGTGCAGCGACAGCGCTCTGACTTCATGGAAGCCCGGCATCTCTTCTTCCTTCCATCCCGCGTAGCAGTTGGCCGCCTCCCTGGCCTCCTTGAATGCGCGCGTCAAATACCTCTCCTCAACTTTCGTCCAGTGATCCTTTGTCTGTGCCTGCTTCTGTTTCAGCCGATCTGGTTTACGGTGCACCAAGTAGGGCGAGACGACATCGTCGCGGCACCGACTGATGACCGCTTGAAGCTCCGGCGTCACTCGAAAGCGAATCCAGGCGGCATCGCTGGCCTTGGCTGTTTTCTTTTGGACCACATACAGGAAGCCCTCTCGAACTCCGTCGAAGCGCATATCCAGGATGTCGGTGCGGCGCTGAGCGGTGATTAGGGCTAGGTCGATTGCATTCTGTAGCCAGGCTGGCGACTTCTCTCTGATCGCTTTCAGCCCCTCGATGGTGTGCCGTTTGCGCTGTTTCTTCTCGATCCTGTTGATGGTGCTGGCTGCTGGGTTGTCCGGACATAGGCCTTTGGCCGCTGCGTGGTTGAAAATGTCGATCAGCAAAGCCCGGGACTGATTCGCGGAGCGCGGCGTAATGGCGTCCAGCATCTCCGCAATCATGCGGATCGTGATCTGGTCTATCGCTTTGCCTTCGAACTGCTTCCGGAAACGGCGGAAGTGCACGGCATAAAGCCCCAGAGTTCCTTTTGCCAGCTCACGCGGGGGCAGTACGTCGCGTTCGTAGGTATCGAGGAAGGAGGCGAACGATTCCGATGATGCGGATAGAACGGCGCCGACCAGGTCAGCGCCACGCATGAACTCCAGGTTCAGTTGTTTTGCAGCATCGATCGCTTTGATGCGGTCGCTGCCGAACTGGAACCACTTTCCATCGGTAGGCCGGCGGTAGCGATAAGTTGAGCGCCGCGCATCAAAGTACAGGTTCTGCGGGAGGTTCTTATTCGCCTTGTTCCGCGGCCGTGGGACCATCATGCAGCTCCTTTCAATACCATCGCCACCAGGTCGTTGCCGTCCGAGCGAGTGAATGCCGTCCAATCAACGTACCAGAGTTTCCCGATCTGCTCGCCGGGCACTGCGCCGTTCCGGATGTGGTTTCGGATAGCCTGGGGGCACTGAGGCGTCCCATTCTCGCCCCAGCGCCGGCGCTGGAACTCACTGATCTTGATCAACTCTCTTTTCATTGGGTGCTCCTTTCCTTGCTTAGCAGCATGAGGTGGCCCGCCGCTCACCGGCAGGCATGTAGGGGGATTGGGGTTAGGCTGCTGGGTGTTGCACGGCGTCGCGGAAGACATCCATCTGCGCCGCGCCGTCGAGCCAGGCGGCCGCGATCCGGCGTTCAGCCATTGCGGCATATTCCGGGTTTAGTTCGCACAGGATCGATTTGCGGCCTTCTTGCATGGCGACCACCGCTGTCGTACCAGCACCGCCAAAAGGGTCAAGCACGACGCCGCCGAGTGGCGCGCCGGCCAGGATGCACGGGCGGATTAGATCGGGAGGGAAGGTGGCGAAGTGGGCTTCCTTGAAACCCTGGGTGGCCACCGTCCAAACGCTTCGCTTGTTGCGCGTGCCGATGTCCCATTCGCTCTCAACACGGTCTGGCCTATGGGTGCCTTTGCTCTGCCTTGGAATGGCCAGCTCCCTTTTTGAATCTTCGCGTTGAAAGCTGTCGCGCCGTGATCGATCACCGCCCACGGCTTTCATTGGTCCATTCGATTTGCCGGGCACGCGGTCGCTGCCGGCCTGGTTTTCGATGTCTTGTGCCCACCGATTCAGGCTTGCCTCTGCTGCCGGTTCGCGAATGGAGTTCATATCGCAGTGGTACCGGCGCGACTTGCTGAGCAAGAAGATGTATTCGTGCGCCTTTGTGCAGCGGTCGCGCGTCGATTCCGGCATGGGGTTTGGCTTGTGCCAAATGATGTCCTGCCGCAGATACCAGCCGTCGTCCTGCAAAGCGAAGGCGAGGCGCCAGGGCATGCCCATCAGGTCTTTCGGCTTGTACTCCGCGTGGGTCGTCGCTTTGGCTTTACGCTGGCTTGCCATGACCTGCCGCTGACTGAGCGTCGATACCCCGACGCCCATATCATCACGCCCGTGTGCGCCCCAACTGCCGGCGTAGCTGTCACCCATATTTACCCAGGCCGTGCCGTCGTCGCGAAGTACTCGGCGCACTTCGCGGAACACCTCGACCAGTCGAGCTATGAACTCCGCTGGTGTTTCCTCCAGACCTATCTGGCCCTCCACGCCGTAATCCCGCAGGCCGTAGTAGGGCGGGCTGGTCACGCACATCTGCACGGATTTATCAGGCAGCGTCCGCATCGACTCAATGCAGTCGCCGATCAAAACGCGATGCTGTTTCATGGCCTCGGCCCCTTGTAGATGAAGACGTAGGCGAACCAGAGGGTGGCGATCATGGCGTCACCCGAGCAGCCGCAATTTCATCAATGAGGGATTGCGGGAGCTGCACGGCGTACTCGCCTTCCGACCACGAAAGAGGCTCTGACTGGCGGATCATCTCGTTCAGCAGCTCGAATGCCGCAAGCAACTGGTCGTCGCGGATCTCGCCGTCCTCCGGCAAGTCGTCGCAGAAGTGGTCCGCCGGGTCGATTTGACTGGGGTAGTTTGGTTCGCAGATACAGAGCTGCAGGTCGGCCAGATCGATATCGCTATCGATTAGATAATCGCGCAGGCTGTCTTCGTCGAAGAAGTATTGGTCGCCATCGAAGATAACCAGAGGCTCGCCGGCCCATTCCTTGACCGGCATCTTCGCGAATTTTGCTTGGCGTCGGTCGTGCCGGCACTCATTACAAGAGCTATTCACCTCGTAGATTGGATGATCAGGGTTCGCATCACAGCGGCGATGAGTTGCGCCGCAGTAGCGGGCAAGATTCTCGTCTGCGCCGAAAAAACGGCCATCAGCGGAAACCCAGCCGGTTACCGTTTGCAAGCTGGCTGCCTCTGGAGCGTCGTACATGATGATTGGCTTTTGTTCAGGCATGACTTCGTCCTTGCCGCTATAGCGGCTGAGTTTGAAGGGGGAGGGAGTTAAAAATGGCTTATTGCTTTGATAGTGGCTTTTGTATATCAAGGAATTGCTGACATTCGCAGCGTACAAAAGGCGAAAACCATGAAGCTCAATCTCCACGGCTGCAATTTCGACGACAATGGCATTGGCTTAATTGCATCGGGCGACATCGAGATAAACGCCACAAATACCAATTTTCGTCGGAACCAGACGGCGATCGAACTGTACAACCCTGCACTAATGCAAGCAGTAGGTCTTCCAGTTAACACCCCAGCAGATCGCCTAGATGAGGTTGTTCAGGCGCTCACTCATGCAAAAGCAGCGACCGACGAGGAGAAATTCGCAATCACCGAGAAGTCTCGATTGAAAGAATGGCTGGTCAGTGCCGGGCATCTGACTACGAGCGCTAAAAACATCGTCGAAATCGTCGCGAAGGTTATGCACATGACCGGTCTGCCTTAGGATCAATTGTCGGTGCCGATGTAGGTGCGCCATGGCACCTTCACGCCGTTGACCAGAAAGCCCCAGTCACCGCGCCACTTGCTGGTGATGAAGAGGGTGTAGACGCCGCCGGGCGATAGCTCGTCAATCCGGTGGTACTCGCCGTGGTTGAGCCGAGCAGTGTCGCCGGCGTGGCGGTCGATGTATTCGGTTGCCTGGGCGCCGGACGGCACGTTCAGGCCGGACAGCACAGGATCTTCATGATCGAGCAACCGCTGTTCCGTGTACCAGCCTCGCAGGATGATGGTGCGGGCGTTCCACGGGTGGTCGTGCAGGTCCCGGTCTTCGTCGGGCCGCATGATGTGGTGCATCCGAAACGACCACGGGCACCACCACAGCGCGGGCTTGTGCGTTTCGCGGGAGTAAGGGTTTAACAGCCACCAGCGGCCCATGTACATCTCGGTGCCGTCGGCAGACATGATGTGCAGGTACGGGGTGCGCTGGGCGCGGGCGATGAGCCGGGCGGCAACCGTCGGGCGCGCAAGCAGCTTGGCGACGATGCGCCAGAAAAAGTCGATCACGGGGAGTCCTTGCCGGGCCATGCCCGGGCGGTGAAGAGTGAGTGCGGGAAAGCTTCTTCGTCTATGATTCTCGTCCCGACAGAGGACGTCCGATGAACCGATCTGATTTCGAAGCAGCAATCAACAGATTCAAAAAGAAAGATTACGCAGCAAAGCTAGTAACTCCTGATTGGTATCTGGTTGATGCTGATGGCGCGAACTACCCATTGAAATTTGTTTATGCTTTGGCAAAGGGTGTCCATCCTCGTGATACTCATACTGACGATGCAAAAATTGCTGCGCTCGATGCTGGTTATGAAATTTTCAATGTAAAAAGCACGGAAAAGGAAATCTCAGCCGATAGAGCTCCAAATTACTGGTGGGTTAACCATAAGCAGACGTACCAGGCCGAGTTAAAAGGGGGGTATATCTGGTCGCCAACCGAGAACCAAAACGGCGCACGTAACCAGACATACATCAACCTCACATTGGTCTGTCCGGGAGACATCGTAATCTCTTACGCCGGCGCTGAGATTCGCGCGATTGGGGTAGCTACCTCGTCTTATGAGGAACGGTCGAAGCCCAAAGCGTTCGGTCAGGCAGGGCAGAATTGGTCTGACACAGGTTGGCTTGTACCTATCGAATGGACTGTTTTGCCACAGCCCATTTCACCAAAGGCTCACCTTGCAGATATCGTTAATCTCTTACCGGTTAAGAACTCTCCGTTGCAAATCAATGGGAATGGAAATCAGGGTTGCTACCTGGCAGGCATCTCTAATGAACTAGGCTCCTTCGTACTCAAACTAACCAAAGGAGCGAATGTTGCAACCGTTGAGCGAGTTCAAGAGCTCGAACAGCAAATCGAAGAGGACGCCATTGAGCGCGACATTCGTGAGAGTGAAGATTTACCCCCTACCGAGCGCGAGCAGTTGGTTCGTTCTCGCGTTGGCCAGGGTGCGTTCCGGCTTCAAGTTTTAAAGATCGAAAAAATTTGCCGTATTACTAGCATCGTCGATGAGCGCTTTCTTATCGCGAGCCACATTAAGCCCTGGAGGGATTGTTCGAACATTGAACGCTTGGACGGTCACAACGGGTTGATGCTGGCGCCGCATGCAGACCGGTTATTCGACCGTGGATGGATCTCTTTTAAAGACAACGGGGACTTGCTCGTTGCTACAGATGCCCCCCTCGCCGTGATTGATGCTTGGGGCTTCAAAGCAGCCGCGAATGTAGGATCGTTCTCTGTGAAGCAACGAGCCTATCTTGAATATCATCGTGCAGAAATTTTTCGCGGGATCACTTGAATGGCATAGGTTTAAAGTGTCATTTCGACCTGTCTTTCTCGATGCCAGATAGGCGAACTGTTGTTAGCCTCAATCCGGTCGGCGATCACGTTGGCGCGCTGGCCGGCAGATGGCGGGGTGTACATGCCGAATCGGCTGATGCTTCCGCCATTTACCGCAGCGTTCGTGGAGTCGGCTGACGCGAAAGGCAAGTGCTGGAATATCGCGGGATCAAGCATCCGCAACCCGTGCAGCCTGCACATTGGCCGGCCTTGGTCGTCGCAGATAGCGTCCATCGCAGTACCCATCCGCTTCCACCATGATCCAGTGCCCGGCGTAGCCCATTGCCCAGAGCTGCCAAGGGCAACCGTTCGCCAACACCTCGCCAGCCGTTGCAGCCGCTCAAGCGATTCGTGTAAGTGCCATACAGGCACGCCACGAATTTCCTCCGGCCACTGCCGAACAAGGTCGTCGTTGGCCTCTTCATCGCCGTCGATGACGTCCGGGATGAGTGCCCAGGTGAAGCCGGGGTGTCGATGCCAGTCTTCTACCCAACGCGTGTAGCCCTCGACGTCTACCTGCCCACCCTTTTTCCAGACCGTGAACGCGCCGTTATCGAAAACAAACGATTTGCACGCATCCGCGACAACCCCAAGATCGTCCTTGCGCGGAAAAGGGACCAGCGCGTGCCGGCCGGCCAGGAACTTTGCTGCATCCTCTCGCTTACCGCCGACAGGCGTGCCGTGGTAATGGATCATCCGCTAAGCCTCACTGTTTCGATCTCGACGCCCTGGTGCGTAGCGATGATGGTTTGATCGCCGCCCAAAGATTCCGACAGCCAATCGGCGATCTGTTCATGCCAGCCTTTCTTAATCAGCGCGGTGGCCGCCCGGATATGCTCGACATGGATCATCGAAAAGGATTTCAACTCAAGCCGATAAACAATGGTTTCGCCGTCAGACGGGCAGACCGCGGCGAACGTGTGTCGATATGTGTTCATAGGGGATCCTCGCCGGCTGGCGTGATTCGTTGATAGAAGTGATAATCTTTCTGGTTGGTTACCAGGGAGAGCGGTGATGGCCGGTAAAAAATTTGAAACGTTCCGCGAATGGTTCACGCCGCGTAGGAATCTATGGACAGCAATAGGCCTATTTGCAATTGCGATTGTGGTGCCACTTGTCTTTCCGGGAACGAGCGTGACTTGGCTCATAGGTCCAGCGAGCGTTTTTTTAGTGGGTTGGCTTATTCCCGGTACGAAAGCAAAGCGATAGGGATGCGCCGGCTGGCCCTGCTCAGTGATATGGGGTATTACGGGTGACCGGCATTTAGCCGGATCAAGGAGAGCGAGATGAGCGAGAAGCCTTCAGACAGTGAAGTGGCGAAGCTGATCGGCATAACCGAGAACGAGGTCGGCACCTATCGTGTCAACTCCGATCTGAGGCCTGACGGTCGATG